AAGCTGCGAAAGGTGCGCGAACTCGCTGGGCTGACATCTTCGCCACCCTCACCGCCGCCGGACACGACGCGCGAAGCCTCACCGGATACACCCAGCGGCAGCTGATGCTGTTCTACGACGCGGCGCTTCGTAAAGAGCGTCGCGATCGTCGGGCACGCGTCACGGATATGGCGGCCGCCCATGTCGGCGGCAAAGCAGCCACTGACTACATCGCGCACTTGAAGGATTAACACCCACGATGGCCGTCCAAGATTACGAGTTGCTATTGCGTGTCCGGGCGGACCTGATGGAGGCCGTCAAGGGCATGGACGGCCTGTCCACCAGCATCGGCGGCGCCAAGGCCGCCGCCGATGCGGTGGGCGAAAGTGCGGACCAAGCCAGCGCCCGCATTCAGAAGATGGTGCAGGCCACCAGCGCGCAGGCGCAGGTGCAGGAGTCGGCGCGATCGCAGGCCGAGCGTGCCGCGGCAACCGCACGCAACACCATCCAGAGCTATGACGATCAGACGGCTGCTGCGAAGCGGGCGAGCGAAGCGCTCGCATCCTACCGTTCGCGCATGGCCACCACCGCCGGCACCGGTGGTGCTGCGGCTGGCATCGCTGCCGAACGCTCGGAGATGGCGAAGCTTGCGGCGCAGATTGATCCAACCCTAAAGGCCCTGGCCAAGCTCGACGCACAAGAGCAGTCGCTGAACGCCATGCGCAAAGCGGGCGTGGTCGGGCTGGACGATTACACGCGCTTTAAGTCGGTGATCGACCAGAACCGGGTGGCCATCACGGGCGCCGGTAGCGCCATGCACACGTTCAACTTCAACACGGCGCAGACCCGCATTGAAATGGGGCGGTTGATCAAGGATCTGTCGACCGGTCAGTGGAGCCGGCTGGGGCAGACCAGCATGACGCTGGCCAGCCAGGCCGGCCTGATGTCGGTGCTGTTCAGTCCGCTGGGTCTGGCGATCGGTGCGGTCGTCGGCTCGCTCGGTGCGTTCGTCCTCGCGGCCGAGCAGGTAGCCACGGAAAACGACAAGCTCAACCAGTCGATTGCCGCCACCGGCAACTATGCCGGCACTACCACGGGGGAGATCGACAAGCTGGCCAGCGGCATCACCACCGCCAATGGCAGCCTCAGCGCCTCGCGTGCGGTCCTCACGCAGCTGGTGGCCAGCGGCAAGGTCGGCAGTCAAGCGCTGGCTGCGATGGGGCAGGTCGCGGTCGACATGGCCGTGCTCACCGGCCAGAGCGCCGACAAAGCCACGGCCGAAGTGCTGAAGATGTTTGACGGCACGGCCGCCAGTGCGGTCAAGGCTAACGATCAATATCACTTCCTCACCACCAGCATCTATGACCAGATCAAGGCGCTGGAGGAAGAAGGCGACACGCAGGCAGCCATGGACGTGGCCGCCGAGGCCTTTCACCGTGCCGCGCAGGAACGCATCGAGCAAATGGATGCTCAGCTGTCCGGTCTGGCGGCGATGTGGGACAAGGTCAAGAAGTCCGCTGGCGGTGCGTGGGAGCAGATGAAAATCGGCGCGTCGCTGGTGCTGGGCACCGCCGACGATCAAACCACCATGTATGCGCTGCTCGGCAAAAAGATGAGCGCGCAGGAGGGTGGTACCAACAACGTCGGTGGTGCGCTCGCCCGTATCGGCGGCGCCGGCACGGGCCTTACGCCGCTGCTCAATTCGGCCCTGTCCAAGATGCCGGGCACGCGTGCCACGTGGAGTGATGCCGACGAGGCTGAGCTCAAGGCGCTGCAGGCCAAGATCGACAAGGCTCAGCAGGATGCCGACGCCGCTGCCACGCGTACGCAGCTCAACGACAAAGCCGTCACCGCCGACGCCGGCCTCGATCGCCTGGCGGCCAGCATCGACAAGGCGTATGGCCAAAAGGAAAAGATCAAGGAGCTGAATAAATACTTTGAGGATCTGTGGGCCGGCGCCGATCCGAACACCGCCAAGCTCAACGGCGTGCAGCGCGTCGTCGGTGCCGATGGCAGTGCCCATTTTAGCGGCGGTCTGTACGACACGCTAATGGCCGATATCGACAAGAAGCCCAAGGCCAAGAGTGACGCCGCGCAGCAGAAGGCAGCCGCGGCGGCGCACGCCGATCTGATCAAGCGGCTGGGCGACGAACAGGGCGCGCTCGACCCGGTGGCCAAGGTGTGGGCCGCGTACAACGACGAAGTCACCAAGGCCAACGAACTCGCGGCCAAGGCCAAGACCGAGAAGGGCGCCGACGTCGTGGCGATCAACGCGCAGCGTGACGCGCTGATTCAGTTGTACGGCGCCGCGCGCGATGCCGCGCTGGACACCATCGCGGACAGGGATCGCGAGGCATTCGTCAAACTGCGCGACAGTTTGAAAGACGTCAACGGCGTGGATTTCGGCAAGGCGCTGGCCCAGCTCAAGCAGCTGAACGATGAGCTGAAAAAAGGCACGATCACTGCACAGGAATACCACGACACCACCGCGCTGGTGCTCAATCAGAACCTGCCCAAGTTGCCCGAGTATAAGGGCGTGGATGCCACCGTCGGCGGCCCGTTCGGCGAGCTGGACAAGCTCGACGTGCAGCACAAGGCGCTGGAGGAGGCATATAAAAAGCAGCTCGACACACTGCATAAGTGGCACGCCGCCACACTCGATTCGGACCAAGCGTTCGCCGACAAAGAGCAGGCCTTGGCCACGGCGCATGCCACCGAGCTGGCCAAGATCGACACCGCACGCCAGCAGGTGATGATGCTCGGCATCACCAGCTCGCTGGATGCCGCCGCCGTTGCGATCAAACAGGGCTATGGCGAGCAGAGCAAGGCGTACCGTGCCGCGTTCGCGCTGAGCAAGTCCGCGGCGATCGCGCAGGCCAGCGTCAACATGTACATGGATATCAGCCAAGCCGCGGCCAAGGGCTGGCCGCAGAACATTCCGCTGATCGCGCAGGCGTTCGCTGAGGGCGTCGGCATCATCGGCAATATCCGATCAGTCACGGCCGGATTTAGCGACGGCGGCTACACCGGCCATGGCGGCAAGTATGAACCGGCCGGCACCGTGCACCGCGGTGAGTTTGTGAACCGTCAGGAAGTGGTCAAACAGCCTGGTGCGCGCACGTTCCTCGAGGACTTCAATCGGCGCGGCATGGCCGCGGTGGTCGACCGATCACATGCCGGCTTTGCCGAGGGCGGTTACGTCAACGGCGGCATGGCTTTCCCCGCGGGCTTTGCGGCGCGCAATGACCCGAGTTTCAACATGAACCAGAAAAGCGGCATGCACGGTGCCGGTGCGGGTCGGAACCTGCGCCTGATCACCACGCTCGATCCTAACGCGATCAGCGACCACCTCAACAGCAGCGAGGGCGAGCAGGTGATTCTGCAGGTGCTCGGCCGCAATAAAACCACCCTGAAAACCATGGTGAATCACTGATGGCCTACGAGATCGGCTTTGTCGACAACACCGGCAGCGAAGGCGTTGCCCACTGGCAGTTCCTGCTCAAGATCAAAGCCCTGGCTGAGGCCAACGGCTGGACCACGCTGCGCTATCTCAACCCGACGCCCTATACCACCGACACGGTGATCCGTGAGCTGATTCTGCAAGGTGTCGGTCTGTCCGGCACCGAGCAGATCTTCATTGGCTTTCGCGCGTACCAGAGCGTCAGCGCTGATTACTACAACCTCAGCTGTGCCGCCTTCACCGGCTATGCCGCCGGCAATACCTTCATCACCCAGCCGGGCTATGTCGAGAGCGGCGTGCCGGCGCACAACAATCGCATCGATTACTGGCTCGTTGTGAATGCGCAGCGCATCGCGTTCGGCCTGAAGGTCGGCACACCGGCCTACGAGCATGGCTACGCCGGCAAATTTCTGCCCTATGCCACGCCGGGTCAATACCCATATCCACTGGCGGTCGGCGGCATGCTCAATGGTGTGCCAGCGACACGTTTCAGCGATACCGCGCACTCGATGCCTTACAAGGGCACCCGCGCCAACTTCAAAATCCGCTTTGTCGATGGCGCATGGAAACAGATCGATAGCTGGCCTTGGAATAACGCTTACCTGGCTACCGCCACCCAGCTGCGCGACACCAACAACAACTACAAGCTCCTGCCGGTCGTGCTGAATGACGCCGGCCCGAATATCTACGGCGAGCTGGATGGCGTTTACTCGATCAGCGGATTTAACAACGCCACGGAAAATACCCTGACCATCGACGGCATCCCCTACGTCGTGCTGCAGGACGTCTCCCGCAACGGGTTTACCGACTACATTGCTTTGAGGCTCAACTGATGGCCTACGTCGCCGGTACCGCCACCAGCGTGGCCGACTTGCTCACCGCGTTGCAGAGCGCCTGCACGGCCAACGGTTGGGCGCTGAGCGGAACCATCCTCAGCAAAGGTGCCTGCTACATGCAGGTCAAGGTCGTGGGGGGCTACCTCACGGTGTTGGGTGGCACGGGCAATGCCGGCAGCGACACGCTGGCGTCTCCCGCGACCCCTGCTGCCGCGCTGGGCCAGTTATGGGCCGCAGACCCCTTCGCGTTTCCTCTGACCTATGAGATCAACGTGCACGCCGCACCCGATGAGGTGTACGTGGTCGTCAACTATGCGATTGATCGGCACCAGTGGTTGGCCTTTGGCTGTAGCCCCGCAGCAGGCTTGCCCGGCACCGGTAACTGGTTTGGAGCCAGCTTGTGCCGCGGCTCCCAGGTCACTGGGATCAGCATGAGCACCTCGCAGGGAGGTTGGAATAATTTTCAGGCGCCCGCGCTGTTCTGGCAGACGGGAGCGAGCAATTTCTGGACCGGCGTCCTGCATCACGGTCTTGATGGTCTCACGTGGTCTGCCGGTGCAGGGGGCGGCGTGGCGAACGCTGCCGATGCACTGCCCGGTGCCACGTCACTGCTGAGCCGACAACCGAATAGCTGGAACGGCGAGGTGGTGTTGTTGCCCATCCAGCCATGCGTGGCGCGCCCCTCGTCAAAGGTCAGCATGGTGGGTGATTTGGGTCATGCCCGGTATCTGCGCAACGACAATCTGGCCGCTGGCGACATCATCACGCTGGGTCCCGATCGCTGGAAAGCTTATCCCTGGTATCGCAAAAACAGTGCGGCGCGGGATGGTGTGTACGCAACCGCCATGGATCACAGCGGCACGCTCGGCTGGGCTATTCGTTACACGGGCCCATGACCATGGCCTCACTTTCCGGCTCTCGTATCACCTCGCCCCTCGGCGGACTGCAGTCGCCAACGGTCAGCGCCGATCTGCGCACCTATGCCGTCGACTACTGGCCGCTGCATGCTGCCGTCGTCGGTCGCGCGCCGAATGGTGTGCCTACGTCGTCATGGCCCGTGCAGGCCAACGGGGTCGCGCTCAGCGGAACCCACGCGAACAGCTACCTTCTGGACTTCTACAACCGCGTGCAGATCCACCCGGCCACGATCGCGCTGGGCAACCTGGTCAGTTCGCAGACGCGCACCGTGTCGGTGTGGAATGCGTGGCTCGATCGCTCCGCCACGGTGACCGCCGTGCAGAGCGACAGCGACAGCGCCATCGTGATCAGCGGGCAGGGCAACCCGCCACTGGTGATGCCGCCGCTGCAGGAGTTGACGTGGCAACTCAGCGTCGGCGTGGCAGGTACGGCCACGCTCGACACCACCGTGCAGTGGGTGTTTGCCGGCGACCCCTCGCTCGGCGTGCGCATCACGGGCCAGCGTGTTACCGCGTGGACGTTCGCGCCCCATTGGGACAGCGGCGTCACCGAGCGGCTGGAGTGGTTGACGCTGGTGGAGCGCGGGACCAATGGCAACGAAACCAGCACGCCGCTGCGCGAAACGCCACGCCGTAGCTGGGAGTTTGTGCCGGTGGTGGAGGGCGTCAACCGTCAGCGCATGGAGGCGATGCTGTACGACGCCAGCGCACGCACGTGGGCGGTGCCACTGTGGGCCGAGATCCATGCGTTGCCGACGCCTTTGGCCCTTGGCGCGCTGAGCATTCCGATGGCCACCGCCGGGCTGGACTTCCACAAGGGCGGTCTAGCTATCCTGATGACGGACGCGCACACGTACGAGACGGTGGAAGTCGACACCGTGACGGACAGCGCGATCAACCTGGTGCGCGCCACACTCAATGCATGGGATGCCGGCACGAAGCTGTACCCGGCACGCACCGCGCGGCTGGATGAATACCCGACGCTCAACCGCTTCACCACGCGGCTGGTCGACACGACGGTGCGCTTCGTCAGCATGGACGCCAACGACTACATCGCGACCATGCCGGCGGCGCGCTACCTCGGCACGCCGGTGCTGGAGGATCGCCCCGAGTGGAGCGACAACCCAACCATGCAATACGGCCGTGATGTGGAACTGATCGACGGCAACACCGGCGGCGCGCTGGTCGACGATATCAGCGGCAAGCCGTGGCCGATTCAATCGCACCGCTGGCAGGTCTACGGCCGCGCAGCGCATGACAGCCTGCGCCAGCTGCTGTACGCGCTCGCTGGCAAGGTCGGTCGCGTGTGGCTACCCACCTGGCAGGATGACCTGTATCCGGCCGCCGATGCCGCCGGCAACACCATGGACGTGACGAACGGCGGCTATACCGTCTATTTGCACGGGCAGAACGGCCGGCGCGACATTCGCGTGCAGTTGGTCGATGGCACCGTGTTCTATCGGCGCATTACGGCCTCAGCCGAGATCGACACCGATACCGAGCGTCTGCAGCTCGACAGTGCGTGGCCGTCGACCATCGCCAAGGCCAACGTGGTGAGCATCAGCTTTATGGCGTTGTGCCGGCTCGACACCGATGCGGTGGAGATCCACCACTGGACCGATTCCGTGGGCGCCGCGGCGTGCGCCGTGACGTTTGCGCAGTTGACCGGCAATGGCTGAGGTCGAGATTTACACCTTTGCCTGCGGGCTGCAGATGTGGCGCTACACCGACGCCCTGCTGCCGGTCACGTTTCTTGGCAACACTTACGCGGCAGCGGTGATCAAGCGCGGTGCGATCGAGCAAAGCACGGATCTGGAAAAGGCCACGCTCACCATCACCGTGCCGGTGACGTTGGGGCTGATGGATCTCTTCCGCCCGGCGCCACCGTTGCGCCGCATCTATGTGACTGTGCAGCGCCTCACGCGCGGCGATACCACGGCGCGCACGTTGTGGAGCGGCACGGTCGGCTCGCCGGATTCTGGCCAGCACACCGCGGTGCTTACTTGCATGAGCCGGGCGGCGGCACAGCAAAACACTGGACTGCGGCGTAAGTGGACCAAAACTTGCGGCTTCGCGTTGTACAGCCCAGCGCCCATGTGCGCGGTCGATCGCACCGCGTTTCGCGTGAATGGCACGCTGAGCACTGCCCGCGGCAACGTGATTAAGTCGGGCGCGTTCGCAAACAAGCCCGACGGCTATTTCGCGGGCGGCTTCATCGAGTGGACGCGCAACGGCGACGAAGCCTGGCGTTTTGTTACGGCGCATGTGGGCGACACGCTGACTCTACTGACTGCCGCGCCCTTGCTGGTAGGCGATGTGCTGCAGGCGTACCCGGGCTGCGATCACTCCACCGGCGGCAATGGCTGCGGCCGGTTCAATAACCTGAGCAACTACGGCGGCCAACCTTACATCCCATCTAAAAACCCGTTCGGCGCGAACAACATTTACTGAGGTCCACATGCCGTTTCTTATTTATATGATCATCATGCTGGTGGTGGCGGTGGCGGTCTATGCCAGCATGCCCAAGCCGCCCAGCACCCAGCCGCAGTCGCTGACGGACGGCGGCGTGCCGCTGGCTTCGGACGGTCGCGACATGTGCGTGGTGTTCGGCGAGGTCTGGATCGACGACAACAACGTCTGCAATTACGGCGGCCTCTACACCGTGGCGATCAAGTCCAGCGGTGGTGGCAAGTGAGCGCTCCCATCGTGGTGATCATGCAACACGTGCGCGCGGCCTCGATGCCGGGCGTCGGCGTGCTATGCGCATCCGGCGTGCGCGCGTGGTTCGCGCAGCACGATCTGGACTATCGCGCGTTCCTGCACGATGGCCTGCCGCTGGAGACGCTGGAGGCCACCGGCGATGCCTTTGCCTTGCGCGCCTGTGCGATCGCACGTGCCGAAGTGAGCGAGGTGAGCGATGGGCGGTAAGAGCAGCGACGCCACCATCGGCTACTGGTACGGCGGCACGTTCCATATGGGGCTGAGCCATGGCCCGCTGGACGAGATTCTGGAGATCCGCGGCGACGATAAGACCATGTTTCCGGCTTCGGGACAGCCCACCATGACCGCCAGTGGTGCGGTCACCATCAACGCACGTAGCCTGTACGGCGGCGAAAAGCAGGAGGGTGGTGTGCAGGGCACGCTCACCGTGCTGATGGGTGAGGCGACACAGGTGCCCAGCGCGGCGCTAGCCAGCATCGAGCCCATCGTGCGGCCTGCTTACCGCAACATCTGCACCGTGGCATTTACCGGCCTGATCGGCGCGATGAGCCCCTACGTCAAAGCGTGGCGCTTTCGGGTGCGT